GCAAGACCAGACAAAGCATTGGCTGGCTCGACCTCGTTCGAGCCAAGAAAGTACTCATCGTCTGCCAAGCCGATATCTGCAACCAATTCGCTGGCGAGGTAATGGAATTGGCTCCGCATCGAACTGTATACAACTTGTCACGCAAGACTCCGAAGACTCGTCACGCCATGATGGATGAGATTGAGCAAGAATCTGAGGCTATCGTCATAGTGAACTACGAGATTTGGCGTAGAGACAATGACCTACTCGGACGATTCATTCAGTGGCAACTCGATAGCATCATCGTGGATGAAGCGCATAACCTCAAGAACACAGCGAGCGCCAACTACAAATACATCGAGATGCTGTGTAAAGCAGACAATCAGTGTGGCAAATGCTTCGGCTTTATCCGAGGCCTGTATGCCGATGTCAAGACCAAGGCTCGTATCCCTAAGCCGTGCCCGAACTGTGGCTGGACGGTACATCAGGAAACTACAATTCGACCTACCTTCTTGCTTGATAAACACCTTGTTTCAAAGAGCGTCAAGAATCTTTGCTTTACTACGGGAACACCTATCCTCAATAGCCCGCTCGACATCTATGCGCTTCTGCATCTATGTGACCCCCTTCTATTTCACAGTCAGCGCTCATTCATGGGGTCATTCTGTATCCAGAACTACCACTCGGGAAAGATTGAGTTTCGTGACGGACAACTTGAAAACCTCAAGCCCCTCATCGCTGGTCGCTATCTAGCCCGTAATCGAACGGATGCTGGTATCGTCTTGCCCGCTCAGAAGAACCACATCATCCGTGTAGATATCGACAAAGAGGAGTACCCCAAGCAATACGCTGTAATTCGACAACTCTCGGAGCGAGCACAAATAATGCTCGAAAGTGGTGAACGAATGACCATCATGCATCTCATCGCGCTCATCACTCGCAAACGTCAAGCAAATGTTTGGCCTGGAGGTATTGAACTAAGGGATGAGGAAGGCAACGTCATCTTCTCTGTCGGTGATGAAGTACAGGAATCAGCAAAGTTTGATGTAGCAATGGACTACATTCTTCGCATCCATGCTGAAGGTCGCCGTCAAGTTGTGTTTAGCCAATTCACTACGGCACTCAATGAATTTGCTGTACGACTAGAGAAGGCTGGTCTTCGAGTGGCTACGCTCACAGGTAAGACTTCGAAAAATGAGCGAGATGAAATCAAACGCAACTTCTTCCGTGGAGCCAATGAAGAACCTCGCTGGGATATCGTGCTATGCAACTACAAGACTGGTGGTACGGGGCTCAATCTCACCTCGGCTACTGCCACACACATTCTTGACGAAGAGTGGAATCCTGGAAAACGTGACCAAGCCTACGCTCGAACTGACCGAATTGGTCAGACTGAGGAAAACGATGTTTACGTTTATAGAATCCCGACATCAGTAGATACTTGGATGTCAAACACTATCTATCGCAAGGAACGTATGGTGTCGGAGTTCGCTGATACCATGACCGAAGAAACTATTGAGGTCAATGCTGAAAGCATCCTCGAAGCAATCAAGAACGGAGACATACTGTGAGTATCGTTGCATCATCCTGCTGGGGATGTGTCACTGGCTTGCACATTGAGTGCCTCGCAACTGTCGAGCAAGAAGATGGCTTCCTTCTTTGTTGTTGCTCGCTTGGGCAAGTCATTGCCGAAGACGTAGTAGAGAAGCGCTCTGTCGGTAGACCGATGCTTGATGTCTCAGAGATTACAGACATTCGCTCGACAGGACGTAAGCGAGCAGCAATGCTATACCCCATCTTCGAGAACATGCAATGCGAGTGGGCGTTCTTGCGTCACGCAGGTGGAGGTATCGAGCCCATCATTGGATGCAATGGCAACATCATTCAGCCCATCAAGACTGGCCCGAATAAGGGAGACCGTCACCATGGCCCCGATAAGAGTGTCATCAACAATGCTCCCAACAATGTCCATCGAATTTGCTCGCCTTGCCATAATCGTTGGCATGCCGCGAACAATAAATACTACGGCGAACGTCCTCCTGCTGACCAGCCGTACCTACCCCTCCCCGAACACGGTGAGGTAAAACAACACGATAGCGAAACTAAAGCAACTCCCGAGGAAATCGAAGAGAACGAAAAGTATTGGACATCCAAAAAGAATATTCTCGATAAAGTTGACACGAAAGACTAAGTACGCTAACGTGTTCCATATACAAGGTCCTCGTTTGGACTACATGAAAGGCAAACAAATGCATCTCTGGCTTGACATTGAAACAACTGGGCTTAGCCCGAAAGACGACAGAATCCTGGAAGTGGCTTGGTTCACTACCGATAGGCAACTCAATGTTCTGTCACCCATGAACAACTCATTCGTGTACTACGCAGATTTCCCCTCAATTCACGAACTTCTCGTTAGCAATCCGCCTGTGCTTCAAATGCACACGGAGAGTGGGCTTCTTTCTGAGATGTCCCGTGCCTACGCATCAAACGAGAACCAAATGCTTCTGCTCAGTGATATCGAAGACCTTATCCTCAAGGTAATCGCAGACGCTGAAGAAGATGTTGTTCTTGCAGGAGCGAGTGTCCACTTTGACCGTGCATTTATTGCTGAATATATGCCGCGACTTGACCGACAACTTCACTATCGTCACCTCGATACCTCAGCCATCAACATGATGATGAAAGCCTGTAACGTGGGGTACCCCGACACTATGGTGGGTACTAAGCACCGAGCACTTGACGACATCATCTCAACGCACCGAATGGCTATGTCGTACTACAAGTACGTTGCAGACACCGTGCCTGTAATGGTTGCTCGTGCCATGCCTCCGAAGGAGGACAACTAATGAGTGCAATACAGCAACCGTGTGAAGCGTGTGGCGCTTGGGAGTGGCAAGAGGGGCGCAACTTTGAGCGTGAACGCATCTACGCAATACTCGACAGTATTCACCGAAACGGTTGTAGCGTAAAACTAGACGAGGACTCGTTCTGTGACGATTGCGAGTGCTTCCATAACCGATTCGATGAAGGTAAAATCGGGTTTTGCTTTACGTGCAATACCCCGTATCCGTGCCGCACCGTTCTACTTATCAAGGGAGAGAACTAATGAGCACAGTTAGCCACTCCGAGGTAGATTCCTACCTCCTTTGTCGCCGTAAGCACTACTACGGATACGGACTCAGCCTCCAGCGAGTGTCTGAAAGCCACAGTCTTGCAACAGGCTCGGCAGGGCACAAAATCCTCGAAGCCTTCTACAAGGCAATTCTCGATGGCGAAGACTTTGACTCGGCGCTTGAGCAAGCACACGTTACCTACGGTGAAATCATTGAATCAGGATTTGAGGAAGCGGGCAATCGCGCATCGCTCTTCGACTCACTTTTCAATGGAGACTACGGGTATTTTGCTCACGAACCGTTCATTGAATCGGGCTGGGAAATTATGGCTGTCGAGGCAGACTTCAATCTTCTCTACGATGAGGAAACTGACGCACACTACCCGTTCGTTGTTGACCTTATTGCCAAAGACCCTGAGGGACGAATCGTAGTAATCGACCACAAATTTGTGTACGACTTCTACACTCCCGAAGCCACGGATATGCAACCGCAGATTCCGAAATACATCGGAGCGCTTCGAGCCCTTGGCTACGATGTATCGCACGGTGCATACAACATGATTCGTACCCGCAAACTCAAGGCCGTTACGCCTGAGCAAAATAACTACTTCATGTTGCTCAAGCCGAACACTACGCGAGTACGCAACACCTTCCTTGAACAGATTACTGTCGCCAACGAAATTCAGGCGCTCAAGACTCTGCCCATTGAAGACCAAGAAGGACGAGCACATCGAGTAGCAAATAAGATGGTATGCCAGTCCTGCTCATTCCGAGACTTGTGCTCTACCGAACTGGTTGGCGGAAACGTTGAACTCATGCTACGTTCAGAGTACAAAGTGCGGGAACGCCGAGAGTTCACTCAGACCTCTCAAGAAAACACGGAAGAAAACAACTAATGAATAAACGACTAAATGACATTCTGGAGCGAATGACCGACCTCGGTACAGAACGAGTCAACAAGAGCCTCATGGCAATGCTTTATGGCAAGCCTGGGACTGGTAAAACTGTTCTCGCCACTGGTCTCGCCCAGTACATCAGCAAGGGCAAGAAGGTGCTTTATATCGACACCCGAGAAGGTTGGGTATCGCTGGAAAACCACCCCGCTCTCCTCAACGATGTAGTGCGAGTGCAATACCGTCAGTTCTCTGACCTCGCACTTATCGCTGAAGCAATCCGAACCAAGGATGCGGGATTCGACAACATCGGCGCTGTCGTCATTGACGAATTCAGCACTGCTGCTGACATGCTTCTTGACGACCTCTTCCGCGAAGATGTCGGTGCCATGAAGGATGAAATTCCCACTGAGGCCGTTGATGCTCGACTCTACAAGCCTCTTGGAGATGCTTGCCGAAAGGCTGTCGAGATGTTTCAGAGTATCCCTGGACTTCACGTCATCCTCGTGGCTCACGAGCGTGAGACTGTCGACCACCGCAAGGTCAAGGTCACAAAGCCTGGGTTCTCCCCGAAAAATAATGATGGTATCCAGAAGTTGATGCACGTCACAGCTCACGTCACAAACGAAATCAAGGGTTCGGGCAAAAATACTACCTACGAGCGACTCGTGCAATCACACCCGAGCGCACTCGTAGACGCAAAGTCTCGCATCGGAGGGCTTCCCCTTCAGTGCGACACGGGCACATTCGTCCAGATTGTGCACGACTGGCTCAGCGATGATAACGTTGGGCTCGAAGAGTACGAATCGGTGGAAATCGCTTCGGACTCACTCCCCGAGGAAGGCATCCCCGTATCCGAAGATTATTCTGAGGATGATGAGCCTGTCTTCATCGGTGAAACTGAATAACAAGTAACTACAAACAAAGGAAAATCATGGGACTGTTGGATGACTTTGGCATCGACACCAATGACATTGAACTCCCCTCGTTTGAGGTGGAGGACGGTATCTACGAGTTCGAGATTGGCGATATGTTCGTCAAGAACGGCTCGCAGAACTACCCTGACCGTTCGTGGGTCATCATCGAGTACATCCTCGGTGACACGGGACAGAAGAAGAGCGAGATGTTCGAACTTCCTGTTGACGCCTCGAACATGACCGACAAGGAGCGTCAGAAGATTGGCTTCTACGTTCAGCGTCTGATGGACCTCGGAGTTTCGCGCGATGCCGTGAACTCGGTTGACCGTGACGACATCATCGGACTTCAGGGAACCTTGCAGGTTTACTCGCAGACGGGTAAGGGCAAGAACGCTGGAAAGCAATTCCAGAACATCAAGAGCGTCAAGGTTGCTAAGGCGAGCAACGAATCCGCTCCCGCTGTCGAGAAGAAGGCCGCACCCGCAACTCGTGCGACCTCCGCAGCAAACCCTTTCGCTAAGTAGGCTCTAGCGACATAAACTGGCTGCCCTCCCGAGTTATTCGCCTTTCGCGGGAGGGCAGCCCTTGAAAGGCGACTCATGGATGCATCACAAGAACTAAGAGATTTCTACAACTATCTCTGGGGCGAAGAGCCCGTATCGGAAAATCCGACTTACGTCTATCTCCCTGTCGAGTACGAAGGCAAATGGACCCCCTTCATGTTTGCTTGGCCTCGACAGCGAGAAGGAGTAATCAAGCACACATTGAAGTGGTCGGCTATCAAAGCCAACGTCTTCTTTTCTCCTGCACTATTCAAAGCAGCAAACCCTGCAAAAGACAACGTTCTTGGTAGTTGGAGTCTCTGGGTTGACTTCGATGGCAATGCACCTGACCCGTGGCCCACTGAGGGCGACCTTCTTGTGCCTCCGCCTACGCTGGTAGTTCAATCATCAATTCCTGGGCATAACCACTGCTACTGGAAACTTGACACATTCCTCGATGACATTGAAGTACTTGAAGACCGTAACCGAGCAATCGCCTATGTCATGCATGCCGATACTTCAGGCTGGGATGCTGACCAAATTCTTCGACCTATCTGCACAACAAACCACAAACGAAACATGCCTGTCATCGTCAAGGAGTGGGAACGATGAGCGACCTCTACTCGATTGATGACTTCGGTCACATCCCCGCTGTACGCAAACTTGTTGACGCCTCACTTGCACTGGGAATTCTTCCGAGTATTGATGATGTCAAGGCGCTTGCTAAATGGACTCCCGAAATGCTGGAAAAGTTCAATCGACCAGCAACAGAGTTTGTCGGGCCTGATAAGCGTGACCGCTCATCGGCAATGTCTGAACTCGCCCACATGGGTGCAGAGATGGGCTGGTCTGACGAGCAAATCGCGGCAATGCTCTATGACATCGATGACCGCTGGGGCAAGTACAAGAATCGCCGCGACCGCGATACTCGACTCACTGACTTCGTGAATCGTGCCCGACAGAAGCACGGCTACAACTCTCTCGACAACGTGGACATCACTAGCCTCATCAAGTCAGCCAACCAGACCGCACCTGTACTTGGTGATGGTCGGCTTGTCTACGGGTATCAAGACTTTGTGGATGCCGAATTCAAGATTGACTGGATTCTCGATGGGCTACTCGCTCAAGGCGGATTCGGTCTCATCACAGGCTTCCCTGGCACGGGCAAGACCCAGTTCTCTATTGCTGTCGGAGCACACCTAGCTATTGGCATGCCCAAGTTCCTCAAATGGAACAACAGTGGTGGCTCAAAAAAGGTGCTGTTCCTTTCACTTGAGATGGGAGCGGCTCCGCTCAACCTGTTCATGGGAACTATTGGCAAGGGATATGAGGATAAGCGCTCACTGAATCGCAATTTTCTCGTGGCTCCGTTTGGTACCCCGATTCATCTTGACTCTCCTGAAGGACAAGTGTTCCTCGACAGAATCATGGATGAGCACATGCCCGATGTAGTCATCATTGACTCGCTTCAAAAGGTCTCCTCAAAGGAACTTACGGATGAACAAGCAGTCAAGAGTCTTATCCACTACCTATCGATGATTCGCAATAAGTACTCTTGTGCAATGCTGATGATTCACCACAACCGCAAGAAGCCCAATGATGGACAGAAGAAGGGCGTTGAACTCTCAGACGTCTACGGCTCGACATACATAACTACTGACGTAGATTTCGTACTATCGTTGAAGACACAAGAAACAGGACTGCTCACTGTCGATATGCTCAAGAACCGACTCGGCGCTACTGTTGATGCGTTCAACATGGCACGAGACAACGATACGCTCGGCTTCTCGCTAGACCTATCGAAGTTGTATCAGCAGTTCAGTAAGGGAGACGATGATGGCTTTGAACTCTGAAGAACAAGGACAAGCACTACTCCAAGTAGCACTTGATACAACTGAATTGACCATCGCCGTAGATACTGAGTCCACTGGATTCAAGGTAGGCGCTGGAGACGATAAGTGCATCGGCGTCAGTATCGCGTTTGTTATCCATGGCAATCCGTACAGTCACTACTTCCCCTTCGGTCACGTTGTCGGAACCAACTATGGAACTGAGACTCTTGAGATGCTCAAGAAACTCCTCCAGCGTATAGACTTTCAGTTTGTCTTTGCAAATGCACAGTTCGACATTCTTTCCCTGAGTACTATCGGCATCCATATGGATAACACCAACTTTCTTGATATCTGCACGATGGCCCATCTCATCAACGAAAATAAGCCGTTCAACAAAGGGCTAGACGCGCTTGGACAGTACTACCTTGATGGTGCATCTAAAGTCTATGACCCCGTAATTGAGAAAGAAAAGAAGACTGGCTGGCAGAACACTACACCTGAGATGATGTGGGATTACGCCATTACAGATGCTGAATTGACTTGGCGAGTATGGCACAAGCTGGAGTCGATGAAGGAATGGCGAGAACTTCCGAGTAACATTTGGGCTGACAAGCAAGACCTCATGCGAGTTCTTCTTGCAATGCGTAGGCGCGGTGTGCGTATTGACCAGACACTCGCTAAAGAATACATCGAGAAGGGCGAGGCTGAGATGGAGCGTATCAAAGCCGAACTGGACATGAATCCTGCTTCGCCCATGCAGTTGAAGAAGTTGCTCATCGATGAACTTGGCCTTCCTGTCGTGAAGAAAAGTGCCAAAACTGGCAAGCCGTCATTCGACAAGATGGCAATGGTGCATTACGACACAATGCTAGAGAAGATGGAGTCTCCTGTTGCGCGACTTATCAAGGAATTTCGTGGCTGGCAAAAAGCCGTCAGCGCCGCATACAGACCTTATCTTGAACTACTTGATAGTGACGGTAGATTGCGGTGTTCGTACAAGACTCATGGTACCGCTACTGGTCGATTGTCATGCTCTGAACCGAATCTTCAGCAGATTCCGAAAGCCTCAGACAAGCCGTGGAACGGAAAAGTCAAGGAGTGCTTTATCGCTCAGGATGGTTACACGCTAGTCAATGCCGATTTCAGCCAGTTGGAACTGCGCCTTGCTACGGCATACGCCAAGGAAGAGGAACTACAAAAGGTCTTTCTTGAAGGACGTGACATCTTTACTGAGATGTCCAAGCAACTAGGAATGTCTCGACAAGATACAAAGACTCTTGTGTATTCCATGCAATATGGCGCAGGGGAAAAGCGCATCATGGATGTTTTCGGTGTGAGCAAGATTGAGGCACAGCGAATCCGCGAGAACTACTTTGTTACCTATCCCAAGTTCCGCCAACTCAATGAACGATGCACCAAAAAGGTCGAAGCTACAGGCACAATCAAGATGTGGACAGGCCGCGAGCGCCACTTTGAGGAACGTAGCGATGGGTATAAAGCCATGAACTCTGTCATTCAGGGAGGCGCGGCTGACATCGTTGAGCGAATAATGGTCCAGTGCTATAAGCAACTGGAGTCCGAGAATTGTCACATGCTTCTTCAAGTACATGACTCGATTACCTTTGAGGTCAAGACCGAACTTGTCGATGAATACATGGAGCGCATCCGTTCTGTTATGGAAAATGTAAACGCCGTGACAGGAGACACAAAGTTCGATGTTCGCTTTGCAGTTGATGTCGGTTACTGGGTAGGAGAATAATGGCGCTTTACGACTACAAATGTCCTCAATGCCACACAATCATTGCGGTCACTCATTCAGTATCTGATGACTCAATAGTTGAGTGTTCACTTTGCAAGGTTGGCATGAACAAGGTGTACTCGTCTCCTGCCGCAATCTTCCCTGGAAGCGGATGGGGCAAGGACGCACGATGATTCTGAGTGTCGACCCTGGAGATATGACAGGTATCGCATACTGGGAAGATGATGGAACCTTCATCGAAAAAGAAGCGCTCCCCTTCGAGGAACTACTCGAAAAACTCAAGAGTTTCACGGGAAACATCAAGGTCATTGTCTGCGAAGACTATCGTCTACGCGGTGGGCGACAAGTCGCGCAAACAGGAAGTAGGTTCGTAGCCGTTCAAGTAATTGGAGCTCTGAAGCTACTTGCTAAAGAGCAGAGCGCCAAGTTTGTGCTTCAACAACCGACAGTACTGACTGTCGCGGCTCTGCACTCAGGTCTAAAACGCCCTAGTAACCATAGTAAAAGCCACGATGTAGACGCCTACAATCATGGCTACTACTATCTTGAGACGCAAGGTCTTCTAGAGCCTAAGCCTCTGTACTGAGTCGCTCTTCGATACGGCGAACTGCATCTTTGATACTCGTACCAGAGTTAGTGGTTACTTCGTGCTCAACTGTATGCAACTTATCTTCTATGGCCTGAAGCTTATCAGGAAGGTCAATAAGAATATCTACTACCTTGACAAACTTGACGATGCTACCCCAAGCCTTTCCAACCATTGTAAAGAATCCAATAACTACAACAGAGACGGCAACTACCCAGCCATACTCGCTGACAAGGTTATCGAATTCCTGGCTAGTCATTAGACGATTCCTCGCCCAGACGCAGTTTCAGTCTGTCGGTGTATCCTCTTATTGGTCACTCCAGGGTTATTGACGAGTCCCTCTCCAGGAAGTCTGACAGCAATACCAACAACATCGTCGGGATTTGCCCAGAGCTTTCGGCGTACAGTGCCTACGCGAGTATTTGCCGATTCAATTATTTCGCCATTGCCTGCATAGATAGCGATGTGGCTTCCATCTTTCCAGGCCACAAGGTCTCCAGGTCGCAGGTTGTCTACGCTGGTTCGGACTCCAGGAATGTGCTGTCCTTGCCACGTCGCATTGTGTTGGGAGACGTTGAATCCCATCTTGTTATAGACCGACATGACGAGCCCTGAGCAGTCGATTCCCTGATGCGAAGTACCACCAAGTACATACGGGTCTCCGATATAAGAGGAAGCTTTACGCATAAGTCGATTACGACTATCTGATAGCGAGCCATCATTTTTGTATGCCTGTCCAGCAAGATTCATGTCTCCATATTTGGGATTATATGAACTGCCTCCAAGAGCAGATTGCTGGCTTTGCTGGGAAGCTTGACGAGCAGCCATATCAGCATTGAACAATGCATTGATTCGGTCTACGTTGTCTTGTACTCCATTGATTCCACGGTACAAAGCGGTAGTACCAATATTGGTACCAGTGGGAACCGTCTGAAGTGAAACTGAACGGACTCCAGGAAGAAGACTTGTATTACCAGTTGTTACAGGAGTACCTGTAGCTACAGGCTGAAACTGGTTCGCTTTAGCGGCAGAGAATTCCTCTGCCTGTGCAGTCATGGGGTTTAGGCTAGAAACCACTTCTTGTCCTCGGAGCTTCTCGGTTACGCTTTTCAATCTCAGCGTAGTTGATGTAGTTGGGCTTACTCAATTCTGACAGACCGAGACCTGTTACATAGTTAGCAAACGACAATCCCTGCGACAAAGCCGTTCGGTTCCCCTGAGCAACTTGGTACAGAGGGTCGGGCCCCATGCCTTGAAGCATCGAGAATACAGAGCCTGACGGGCTATATCCAGAAATAGTCGCAAGGTAGTTGAGCCCAGGAATGTTCTGGTCAATATAGTCGGACATGTCGTTGATTTTGGAGCCCGTACCGAGCGAGGTACCTGCTACCAACTCCAGCGGAAGTCGGAGCAGCGGAGATAGCTGACCTGTAATGGGAGAAAGTGCGCCCGATAGGGAGGGTTGTCCTGACCCAGGGAGTCCAGGAGCAAACGTGTTGGCAAGGTCCCATGTCACGATTCCAGGGTTGATGCCGTAATACTTCCCGCCAACCTTTAGTTGCGGCCCACTTGCTTTTTCCGTCAAGAAGCTCGGGAATAGCTGGTCATTCGGGAAGGGGTCAGAGAGGGAGTCAGGATTCACTCCCATAGCCACAGCCAAGTTGTAGCTGGCCTTATTGAACACCGTTACACGAGCGGGATTGGTGAGCGCAGCGCCCATAACTGCAGGGAGCGCCCGACTCATCCAGGAGTAGAAAGGGATGAGTCGGCGAGCAACCATGCGCTCACCAGTCGTAAGAAGAGAAGCATCGGGGTGATACTTCAATACTTGCTTAGCCGCATAGTCAAAAAGTGCTTCTTTGGTTTTGAAGGCAGGGACACTCTTGTGTCCATTCTGTGCCTTCTCGACAATCTGCATGAAGTGCTTGATACGGCTGAAGTGGTCACGGCCCTCGGAGATTCCTCCCCAGAAGTTTGCGTATTTGGTGTCTCGGAAAACAACCTTATCCATAGTTTGAGAGAATTTCCCAGCAACACCTTCGGCATGGTAGATGTCCTCAATAACTGCTGTCGTAGGAAGAATTCCTCGACTGTGGATTTGAGTAAAAAGTTCATCTACAGTAAGTTTCCCAAACTTGCCGCCACTGATTACATCCCCACCAGCTTTTACTTCAAGACTTCTACCAGCATTTAGTTCACCGATGAGATTGCCTCGGTCACGCTTACCATAGTTAGTAAGTATGGTAATAAGGTCAACACCCTCGTAACTTGTCCTACTAGCCATCAACTGCAACGCGAGGCCTGCGCTTCGGTGAGCATAGGCGATTCCTTGGTCAAGGAAAGTCATGGACTCATCACCGAAAAGGTTACGCAGGTGGTGTCCAGGACGGTAGACAGTAATGCCTGTCTTCCAAGCACTTTGAAGCGGGTCGTAATAGTTCTTGGTAAATTCGCCTAGCTTGCCTTTGAAGTGCAAGCTGGCACTGCCAACCTCTTCCATGCGATGAAACATTGCCGCCACTTCAGGCTCGACATATACATTACTAGGAAGCAGTTGCGTGTAGCGACTCTTCTTAGATGAATAGAGCTTTACCCACCCAGCAATAGGCTCAATAGATACAAAGCCTAGTTTTTTGCCGTCTCGCACGAAAGAAGATACGACAGATACATCTGTAGCCATGTGAATTGAGGCGGCGTTGAGTCGGCTAATGAAATCAATCGGGTCTTTGATTTCCCACTTTCGCCACTGGCCTGTCATTGCAGTAAGAATGTCTCCACCTTCGGGGATACTCTTAGCTGCTAGACCAATATCAAACAAGTCATTAGCGTACTTACCTTCGCTACCGAGACTTAGTACGTCATACGCTTTGAGTGTCTCATTGATGTACTCAACACCTTGACCTGTGCGGAAAAACTGGTTTCCGAAAAGTGCGTCATGGCCTTCTTGGGTAAGGTCAAAGAACGCACTCATATGCTTGTCTAACTCGTCGTAAGCTTCCTTGATTATGGGGTCAGACGGAGTGTTACCTATCTGCAAATCCTGGAAAGCTTTTTGAAGGACCGTAGTTTTACCGTCAGGAAGCACTTGACTAAATTTTTTGTTTAGTTCTTGAAGGCCTTTTACACGGGTACCGAGAAGTTCTTGAGCTATTTCGTGACCAGAACGAGTGGACTCAAATAGGTTGATGAGCTCGTTCTTCTGACCGTAATCGTTCTTGAAGAATCGGTATACGCCGCCCATGTTGATGCGGATAATCCCAAGGTTGATTTCTGCAGCAGCGTCAAAGCCCAGTTCCTTAGTGGCTATTGAGGTGTCGCGCATGAGGATACTTTCAGTATCCGCTGCGGTAATTTCGCCCGAAGCGACCTTAGCTGCCATTGCGTCATTGAGGTCGTGGAGGTCATCGACAGTAAGCTTGGCAGCCTTCGCGTTCTCACGAGCCATAAAGTCGCGGAAATATTTATCTCCCAAGGATTCTTGAGGCTTCTTGGGAAGCTTGGCAAGAGTCTCACGGAAAACCTGTGCTTTACTGAAAGCACTCTCAGCGGCTGTCGTGGCATGGATTCCTACAGCCAGTTCAGTCTTGAGTGAGGCAGTTGCGGCGGCTGCCGCACTGGCACCGACAGTAGCCGCTGCATCTACTACAAATGTCTGGGGGGTGCGGAGGAACGTCAGCAACTCCATGACGTTGCGCGGGTCTTCAGCAATACGGTTGAGGGTCTTCAATGCTTCTTCAGCAATGACCATTGAGTCAGCATCGGTAATCTGCTTGAGGTACTCGATGTTAGCAATAGCCTTGGCTTCTAGTTCCTTCTTGGAACTGATGAGCAGGTCAGCCATTGTGGACTTGACCTCTTTGCCGTTCCATTCGACATAGTTGCCCTTTTTGCCCTTAGCCTCACCGAGCTTAGAGCCCTTGATGAACTTGTTTTTCTGGATGATGTTGCCGTTTTTATCTTTGATAATGGCAGCAAACTGGTATCGCCCAAGCGTCTTATCGGTCGCCCACTTATTGTCGATGGCCTTACCGCCAGGAGTCCTACGCTCGGTGCTCCCCAGCATCTTCACGATGTCGGCTTTCTTGCCTCCACCAAGCATGACCATTACAGAGTCAAGGAACTTAGTAGGTGCTACTGCAGTCTCAGCATTGAAGAACGCCAACTCAACATAGTTATCTGCAGTCTTTCCGACCTTAGAAACCTTGCCACCTTCAGTGAGAAGGTCTGCCTTGTGCTTCTGCTGGAGAACTGTCTCAATGACATCTGCCATCGACAAAGCAATGCGCTCACCTTGGTAGTCAATGTGTACGGGGATTCCAATGCGGCGGAGCGCCTCATCAGCCATACGCATACCAGCAAGTGTGATGCGGAGTTTCTGACGAGCAAGCTTGTCCCCAGCAAGGCCTGAAGGAATCAGTTTGTGCAGCTCAGTACTGACCTGCTTGTTGATTGCCTTGTAGATTTCCCACTGCTTGTAGGTGTTGAGGGCTACAGGGTCAAGCCCCGTTCCCTTACCGAGGCTTGCATGGGTACGAAGAATTCCATTTTTGGAAATGAACTTGTACATGTCAGCGAGCTTTTTGATGTCAAAGTTCTTAGCAAGAACTTCGTTGATTGCGTTAGGGACAATCTCCTCAATGAGTTTGAGGGCTTCCTCTTCCTTGGTAATCCCATACCCGACAGCAATGCGTCGCATGTCCTCGTTAGCAAGGCGGATGATGGTCTGCTGGACGGAAGCGGAGCGCCCAAATGCTACACCTTCATTGAGGAGCTTCCGAGTGGTAAGTACACGACTCTTGTAAGCGCTGTAATCAACACCGATGTGCTTGAGTACAGCACGTTGAGCTTGAAGACGCTTAGTGTCGTTGATTTCTACCTTGACCAACGCATCGTCAAGGAGGCCTGACTTGTCAAAGATTCCCTTGATGTCGGTCAGTGTTCGTTCCAACATGACAGGGTTGTTGGACATTCCACGGAGGATTCCTAGTGTGGCCTTACCGAACACGCTTTCAAGGAGAACAGCATTTTCCTTGTACATATTGGTCAAGGTCTGGGCAGCATCGAGTCTTCCACCTGCTGCTACTGCCGCGTCACCGAGAATTGAGGCAGCGCCGTGTTCCTTGATGGTGTCTTTGTACTTTTTGTACAAAGCAGCCATGTCCTCGTCGAAAGAGTCCTTTGCAATGTTTCGCTTAGAGATAAGAGCATCCAATTCTGCTCGCATCTGTTTGGCTTTTTGGAGAACCCCTGCGGGGAGATTCCCTGTTTTTGCCATAGCCTCAAGTTGCTTGATTACCTCAGGGGTAATCGGCTTTCCACCAATTTGAGCAAGCTTGGCTGCTTCATCAATCTTCTTATTGAGTTGGTCAATAGTCTCAAGTTGAGGACCAGTACCAACTATTCGACCACTCTTAGTTGTCTCAGAGAGAGCCTTGTAGTTACCCCGTAAATATGCGGTAGCTTCGTCACGCCACTTGGCAAAGGTAAGAGCCTTACCAACCGTGGAAGGAATGGTAGCTGCTTCTTGTCCCTTGAGGATATTCCGTACAGTCTGAGTGCTACGGGTACGGGAGGCCGCCCCAGCTTGTCGTTCAGACAAGTTGATAATCTCACGAAGAGTCTGCTGCTGTCCTTCAGGCGTAATACCCATCGGAATGTCCAACTGAGCAGGCTTACCTACGACAGAGGCCTCTTTAGACACTGAGGACATAGGAGTAAGTTCGTCAATAGACGCAGCAGCCGTGTCCTTAGGCAGGTCACGGGTGGCTACTCGCCCATCCTGGACTACGTTGTCTACCCACTTGCCACCAAGACGTTCCTGTTCCTTGGCAAGGGCAAGAAGTGCCTCTTCCCGAGTACTGAATACTGTCGGACCAACGTTGGCTGCTGCATCAGCGCCAAGGCCACGACCATAGTTGTAGCCTTTTTGAGCAAATTCGGGAAGTGTTTTAGCCGCGTTATCGAAGATATTGACCACATACTTCTTAGCCTCAGGAAGTTTTCCTCGGTAGGTGCTAATCAGCGAGTCAGTTGAGATGGGAGGGACTGTGCTTTGTTGTACTACTTGACCATTCTTGAGGGCACCCGCTTCTTCGAGTGCTTTGATAGCAGATTGACCCTCAGCGGTCTTAGCAAATGTGGCACCTGCCGAACCAGCCATTTTGGCAGCCTCGGCTGCTTTCGCTGCTTCTTTAGCCGCTTTAGCGGCAGCACTACCACCAAGGGTCAGATAAGTAAGCGGGTCAAGGGCTACATCAAGTCCAAACCCAGCAAGACCACGATTGATATTTGCAGGTTCTGAAGTATCAGGCTTATAGTTCGGGTTATCTTGGTTAGCAATATTTGTGATTTGCTGTATCAAACCAGAACCCGTAATTTTGTCAGGAGCTGCTGTAGAAAACAATCCTCGGAATGGAGCCGACAAAACGTGCCCTGCCCCACTCAATGCATCAAATTGTTGCTTCTTATCAAATAAGTCAGCAATGGAGCTAGCAGTTTCGGTAACGGCATACTCAGGACGACTAAGCATGTCAAACAGCCAAGAAAGTGCATCTTGATTAGATGCATCTTGATTGACATTGTAAGAAGGAGTAGTGCTTACTGCTCCAGGAAGGGGCTTGAAAGAGGCCCCACCGCCGAGCGTTTTGAGATACTCGGAAACAGTATTGTCAGGAAGCTTTTGACTTGACGCCATATAACTACCTTACTGCTGAGCGGCGAGGATTTGGTTGGCGATTGCCGAAGCCTCCTCGTATGACTTTCCATTCTTCATAAGAGTATCCACCCAACTTTGCTGAAGCTTTTGCATGGCAAGTTGCTGGTCAGCCGCCTGTCGTGCTGCAGAAAGTTGCTGGTCAAATGTCATACCAGGAGTTAGCGAAGCGTCAAACTGCTGGAGTCCCTGAGCCAACGGAAGAAGTTTCGACAGGGAGCCACTCTGTTGCTTTGCCAGTTGAAGGTCGTTGAGTCGGTTCATGAGAAGCGACTCAATATTTGCTTGTCCTTCGTTGCTTGCAAATCCAGCACCGCCAATCATGTCTCGATTGAAGGCAAGAGAATCGGCTAGTGATGTAGCGTTGTTAGAGAGGAATCGTGCCTGGTTATTACGAGTAGTTGCTTGATTTTCAGCAGCACGAGTACCCATGGCAGTCATTGCTTCGTTAGCAAGAGGATTATCAAGTCCAAGTTGTGCTGCAACATTGGCTTGGTTCTGGTAAGCATTTTCGTAGGCTGCCTTGATATCATTTGCTGCAGTATCAGCAGCGCCTGAAATACTAGCTGCTGCCGCTGCGCGGTCAGCCTCATACTGCTTGCCACTTTGTTTACGCTCACCTTGAAGAGCTCGATACATAGCTGCAATACGATTTTTTGCCTGACTTGCAACGTCCTGGTAGCCACTCTGGAGACCTGCCCAGTCAGTCGTATCCATACCACGAGCTTGGTCAAGCCAGTATTGAAGGTCTTGTACAGGAGATACATCAGGAGCAGTGACTATAGAACTAATATCCTGCCCTCTAAAAGCGCCAGGAGCATGCGTAAGTCCAGTTACTCCAGCAAGCGGGTCAACAGCCGACAAAGTGTAGGGCGTACCTGCAGGAATTCCTTGACGTATGTTACCAAGTTGGTTAGCTGTGGTATTTCCAAAAAATGCAACCATGGATACTCCTAGTAAAGTCCAGAGGACAGTCTTGCTTGACGGCGCTTTACTGCCTCATTACGGGCCTGAAGACGAGCCTGTTCAGTGTCTTCCGTCGCTCGTTGCATATCAAGAGTTTGCTGATTTTCTGCACGAGTCAATTCGTTTGAAAGGTCAGCTTGCTTTTGGTTGAAATCAGTTCGGAGCTGAGACCCAGAAGTATCGTAGCCAGTAGAACGAACCATTCCACGGTCAGCGAAATTCTGATTCAAAGCATTAGTCGCTTGACCAATTCCACGGGTTTTGTCCAACTCATTCCAAGTTCCTTGGGCTTGATTGAAGCCAAGTTCGTTCATAGCACGAGAAAAATCTTGACTGCGCTGAGCAGAAGCCGTAGTTGCGTCAAGATTGCTACGACGAAGGAGCTGGGCAAGACGAGCAGCTTGAGTGACATAATCACTATCTGCTGCTGCCCATTTTTCCCAGCGAGCATCCTTCTTCGCGGCGTTGACCATAGCTACTTTCCGAGTCGTCGTTGAATTGCGTCAAATTTGGGCTGACGCTTATCAGTTGCAGGTTTGGTGGGATTGACAGGACTGGGCATACCGCCGCCAGTCTGCGGCATGTGCCTGATAGCCATGCCAAGGTCAAACTTAGGCTTACCCATGATTACTTCTTCATTCGCTTGTGGATTGCCTTAGCGCGGGACGAGTTCTTGTCATCCGTGTCTTTCTGACCAGGCTTGAGGTACGAGTCATTCTCGTCAGCTCCAGCCTTACCGTGCTTGCGCTTGGCCTCCATTGCGAAAAAAGCTTTGGGGTTCATACCTTTAGGAACAGCCACTAGCTTCCTATCCTTTTCATCAGGGCGCTGCGTCGTGCAGCGGCTTTTGCGTCACGCTCTGCGTAACCGTATTTGTTGGCAATTTTACCAGTGGTAGGCATCGGACGACCTGCTCCGTAATGCTTATTACCAGCAGCGTAGGCGTTGAATCCTCCGCCCCCTTGTGCGGGTTCAGAAAACCGAGCACGAATGGGATTTACCATGTAAATATTCTAAAGCATTTTTGAACTATGTAATGGGTTTCGCCACAGTTTGTTTCAAATTGACAAAACTGTGGATTCTGAAGATACGCATCGGTGCAGTACTCGTAGTACCCATTGTCGTAGTTGTTAGCTTGAAGTAAATCTGTCGAAAACGAAGGCTCTTGAGGAATTTCATGAATTGACGTCCAGCAGTAATTCCGACAGTACTACGAACGGTCTCAACGTACATCTGAGCGCTCAACGGCTGGCCCCAAGTAAAGTTACGGACAGTACCCCAAGTACTTGCTCGCAACTGTCCCCAAGTAATTTGCTGACTAAATGTAATCGGTGCAGCAACAGCTGTAACTGTTCCACGAAAACTTGCATCGACACCCCACCAGAAAAGTCGCTTGTACTCAGAGGATGCACCATAATCCAAGTTCTTGGTCTGTACGACGCAAGACATTGATTCTCCAACGCTGCCAAGAACATCACTAATAGTGAGAGTTTTAGCATTACGAGTTCCACCAGTAACGGTAGTTGAACTATGTGCGTAAGCCAGCGTGTCTGAACTATTGCTTTCTTGTTTGATAATTTTTCCAATGGAACCGTATACCGAAGTAGTCCAAGTAGTCCATGTACGAGTCACCAAATTGAATACATACATCGTGTCGTAGTAAGAAAAAACAATACGACGATTGAACTCTGATACAGCAAACGGCAAGTAGATTCCTGACTGGCTACCAGATTTGAACGGAACCTTGATATTCAGGTGTGCGGCCCTACCATTAGTAAATTCGTAAGCTCGGTCTTCAAACATAAAGTAGACATAGCTTTCAAATTGAACTACTGAATCTTTACCAGATAGTCCAATTCCACCAACTACTTGAGACTGAGCACCTCCAGTACCAGGGTCTCCAGAGTAAGCAAAACTCCAGATACTTCTATTACGGAAAATCAACAATGAATTGAAATACACAATTACTTGGACAATGGACTGACCATCTCCAGTTCCAACGACAAATTGAGCGTTAGATACTGTCCAAAGACCTGCTGCGTCAGAAAAGATGTTGCTATAAGTGACGACAGAATCGGTGTTTCGTGTAACCCAAAGTCGGTCTTTGAAGTTGACAATGGTATCGCCTTTAGGCATGTTTGTTTGTTGGGTAAAAGTTCCATAAGTACTACCAGGAACCCAATAGCCACTATAGGTAGTTCCAGACGAACTACGAGGAGCTACTAGCCATGCTTTACCGTCATACTGAGTCATTGCTGTAGCGGCAAACGCCGTACCTCCAGCACCAAATACGCTAACCCAGCTAGTTCCATTGAAGAAGTAAGTGTTATTTAGCCCATTACTGGCAAGAAGATACGGAGAACCTGACGAGTCATAGTAGTAACCAAGTAGATAAATGTCACCAGTTGAGCCCAAAGGAAAGTCGATTGCGGCATCAACAAAAGGAGGACGTGACTTGATTGAGCCATCAAGGTCAAGTTCAACGTTGGTGGCTACAGCAAGTTCTTTATCGTTGATTGCTGAGGGGTCACTGAACGTGTTGAGTCCACCAGTAAAAGGACCAATCGGTACAAGATGACCAGGCACTATTCTCCTAGAAGAAGTTGTTGTAGATGGTAAGCGTTTCGTAAGTCATGTTCTGTGCCTGACGCTCTTCGTCAGTAAGCTCAGACATTGACTCGTCAAAGTCCTTTTTGGCAAGCATCATCATCTGGACATTCTCATCCATTTCGTATGCTTTTTGAAGAACAAAGTTTGTGACGTCATTGAAGAATTCATCAGGAACTGACATCACATCAGAGATATTTACTACCGTCGCAGGAAGAGCGGTATACCGAATAACCATTTGTCCATCAAAGTCAGGCTTAGGCCAGAAAGTTATTTCTCCAGCCCACTCATACCAGAATCGCGGAAATCCAGTTTCCTCTGCAAGAGGGTCAATTCTTGAAATGCTTTCTTCGGCCTGAGCAGTGGACATGTTGCCAATTCGGCGTCCATCAATAAGGATGCTTTCCATTTGAAGGATATTGGGATTGAGCCCCGACAGGGTATAAGTGCTCTGACCATTGACGATTACTGTAGTTGCCTTGGTCTTGAGAACTCGGGTACTTGATGCAATATGTACCTGTGCCTGATTTACCCAAGTAATAATGTCGTTATCGACTAGCTGTACACCTGATTCATCGCCAAATACTCGCTTGACCGCTGCAGCAACATCAGCAGCGGTGCGTGTAGGAATGTTATAGCTCATTAGCGGTTGTACACCTTTCCATCGTGCTTGAAGGTGTGAAGGTGGTTGTTTCCACCTTCAAGAAGAAACTCGGCAAACTCAGCCATATCTTCAAGCTCATCCTCGCGGTTTTTCATTTCCATGAGCTTCTTCGCATCTTCTTCTGCTTGGATGCGTTTGAAGACATTTTCTGCTCCATGACGGACAGTATCCCCCATGAAAAGCCAAGCAATAATCTTTTCAGGTGTATCCATTTCTTGAGGAGTCAAGTAACGAACAATGTACGAAGGAACTCCATCGGGACTGTCGAGAATTGCAAAAGGCTTTGCATGGTCATCTGCAGATACTCGGTCTGCTTCAGGAATATATACCAAAGAGTAAGTGGGCTTGAAATCCGACAGAATCTCCGCAAATCGTCGGTGATTCTCATTGATAAATTCGCCGTGTTCGGAATTCCAAACTTTCGGGTCATTCGTAAGCGATGTGCTCATCGTGAGGTCGGTCATGCTAAAAGTTTACCCTTTCACATACGGAAATGGGGCCAGCCGTTACCGACTGGCCCCACGCACTAAGGCTTACGCCTCGGTGATGTCCTGGATGACACCGTTCGAGTTACGGCGGTCACAGCCGAGCTCGTGGTATTCCACGAGACGAGCGTAGTAAGCGTCGTAGTCGCCGTTGGCGTCACGGACCTGCTTCCACATCGAGCCGTCACGGTCAAGCCAGTGCCAGTCCTCGTCGCGGTAGTAGGTGAGGGTGTCTTCGTTGATGAAGTACTGCGTTCCGAGAGGAGCGTCAACATCAGCGATGACGGGGATTTCTCCACGGTCAGTGGTGAACGCGAGTCCAGTGAATCCACCCGTGAAGTCCTGCGTGTTGACCGTCTGACGGTACTGCGACAGGAGGTTGAAGTACGCACGGCGAACACCGAGCGACTGGAGGATGAGCGTCGTCGAACCACCACGGGTACGGATACGGTCCACCATCTGAATCATGAGCGACTCAGAAAGGGCACGACCCGTTCCGCTGTTCGAGTTGACTTCGGCGGTCCACTCAGGCTCAGTCGAGGGGTCGACGTTGTAGAGCGAGCCAGTGTTCGAGACGATTGCGCCGAGGCCCGTGAGTTCACGGTTTCCACCAGCAGCGGGTCCCGAACCCGAACGAGCGAGAATCTGACCAGCCGTGACGTTGAACGAAGCACCCGAAAGGGTAACAGTGTTCGCGCCAGAAGCCAGCGAGATTGCCGTGACGGTACGTCCAGCAACTGCAACAGTCGAGGGGAGCGTAACGATGTCGACGACAGCACCAATCTGGAAGAGACGAGCGTCAGTGACAGGAATGACGTTGACCGAAGTCGAGGTCGTCTTGACGGTGCCGATGGCTCCGTTACCCGTGCCATAAATCTGGCGGTTCATGTCCTTCTTGATGTCGTTCTTGAGGCCCTCAACCTCGTTGTCGAGTGCGCGGGCAAATGCCTTTGCATCCGTCGACGAGAGCGAGATTGCCTGACCCGTGAGCTGAACTCCACCGTAGCCATACTTGAGGCCAACGCGGGCTGCCGCGTGACCCTGCTGACCAGGGGTGGGGAGAGCTTCCGACTCAAGGCGCGAGCCGATACCCGCGTTGCGGCGGGTGTGGATGGGGAAGGTAACGTACTTTCCACCAGTTTCGTTGGTGACACCCGAGCCACTTCGCGTGATTCGCTTGAGTGCAACGATTTCGTCGTTCAGCTGCTCACGGATGCGTCCCTGGTACACCTCCTTCATGTAGGTGTCGATGGTCGAGAGGTTGGTTGCCACTTGGCTACCTGCTTTCTTGGTTTAGCGGTGACTAAACACCCTGTTGAAGTGAAGCCGCAATGAGCGACTGTACGTCACTTCTCGACATCTTCCCGAGCGGAGTGGCCTGTCCATTGCTAGTAGGTACTCCTCCCGAAGTCGGAAGAAGTCGGGGTGCCGTGTCACCAGGTCGCGGTACAGCGCGAATACGGTTGACGGTCTTTTCGATGTACTCCTGTGCAATCTCATCCAACGAACGGTTGCTTCCATTCGACAGTTCAAATGCTGCTCGCATCAGAACTTCCTGAATGTCATCATCCGTGAAGTCGGGATGAGTCTGCTGGAGTTGCCCGATTTCCTGCTCAAGAGCTACATCCGCTTCCTGCTCGACTCGCATTTGTTCCTGCTGTGCAAGGAACTCACGCATTTGCTCTTGCTGTTGCTCAAGCTGGTCGAGACGGGGGTCACGGTACTCCTGACCATTGCTTTCCGTTTCATCCAGAGCCTCCTGCATTTCTGCTTCGGTCTCAGGAAGTCGTCCATTCTGACGAAGAAAGTTGCCCAAAGCTTCGTAGATAGCCTCAGGATTGCTGTCAATCTGCTGTGCAAGAGATGCATAGGATTGGAGCTGGTCCACTTCGCCAAGGTCCTTGTAGGACTTCAACTGCGAGTTCAGGTTCGAGATACGCGATTCCGCGTTCTTGTCCCATCCCTTGAGGTCTTCCTCGATAGCTTTGAAGCTAATGGGGTCGAGCTTTGTACGAAGAGACTCCCACGCGGGATTCCCTCCACCTTCTTCGGTGGCGGGGGCTCCGCCGTCTACAGGCCCTGAATTCGTTGTAGGTATCTCCGCCGAGGTATCTACTGAATCTGTACCAGTAAGGTCGTCCACTTGTACTCCTAACGCCGTACCTCAGGTAGAGGCCCTAGCTGTTGTAATTGTAACTGATTTTCGTATGAAAGTTATCTTTCACACGAAATTAGTGTAACAGTTACTGAGGAGTGTTAGCGGTAGGGTCGGGAACTGCTCCGTTAGCAGACATACTCGGTCCACCTCCGATATCAACGGTCATGTTCTGAGGGTCGTTGACTCCAGGGCTGACAGTTCCATCTCCAGGAATCTGGCTAAGGAAGTTCATCATCATTGCTTGCTGCTTATACTGCTCATGTGTAGCAACATGCTGCTCAAACTGAGCCTTGACGTCAGGAGTAAGAAGTTCGTATTCCTGAGACATGCGGAATCGATTATGCGTTTCGATGTGGACATCGTGAACATCAAAGTCATCGACAGTAACGATGAGCGGTGCAGGAAGGTTAGCAACCTCACTTTGAACCATCGGGTCTTGAAGCATTGTCGGGTCAAGCTGGCTCGTAATCTTCTGTACTTGCTGCTGTTTAGCAAGTTCAATTTCCATAGGATTGAGCATCTTCATCTTGATGTTCTCACGTTGGGCTTTACGCTCTGCGGTGTTGAGCGTGTCCATAACCTTCTGGACTCCACCAATTTCAAGAAGGGTTTTAGCCTGTGTTTGGTCGATGATTCCGACAGCAAACATATCCATGACTCGGGCTTCCTGAGCAGCCTTAGACTTAGCAATGCTGGAGCCAGGCTCCACACGGATATCAGTTCCATTGGTGATATCGGAACCTTGAAGCATCATGGTGTCAAAAGCACCATCCGCTCCAATGGTACGAATCTTTCGCGGCATATCCACATACTGCTGGAATAGCCCAATCGTCTGTGCGGCAATCTTTTCGTAGCCAAGCTCAATGCTTTGGTACTGAGGAGTAAGGTACTGGTTTGAAGCTTCCTGCAGATAATTGATAGCCGTACCTGAAGTAACTCCAGGAGGAGTACTTCCTCGGGAAACTTCACGCTCACCCGAAATATCTACCCAGTCATTGAGGATTCGGTCTTGCTGCTCAAGGTAGTACTGAGGAAGAGGGCTCAACGGAAGAGGCTGAGGCGGAACCATTCCAGGCTTGTACTGAATAACAAGTCCAGGCTCATTCGTAATCTTTGAAGGAACGATTGAGCCGACAGGGGCGATGAGTTGAGGCTTTGCCATGCGGCGACCTGCCTCAGAAATCTCTGAACGCAGCTGGTTGTAGTCACGCTGAAGTTGAGCAAGGTCAACAATAGGTGAGTCAGCGTAGAACGTACTTGTCGGGACATGCTCGAATTTTGTAAACGGGTACTGCTTGTGTCCGTAGGGAATTCCATCACGGTAGATGTTGATGAGGATGTTATCAACACTAATGATGACACCTCCCTGGGGAAGCAACTTGGTAGCTCCAGGCTTTACCCAAGTCTCGTAGACGACAACTGCATCAGGAGCTCGACCAGCACCAAGATTGAGGTAAGCCTCATCAATGATTTGATTCGAGCTGGAAACTGAAGGCTGAAGAGTCTTTCCTTGAAGCTCATTAGCAAAGTAGTGGTAGCACCATTCGACAGGCTTCGTGTAGGCATTGATGATAAACGGCTGGTCTTCAATATCCTGCTCACGCACATCAGGAACAAAAAGATGGAAAGGAGTGATATTTCCAAATTTGATATCTCCAGGCTGGCCTGAAACGGGGTCCATAGCCATCTGGTCCCAATGTGTTTTGATGAATCCGTTGCCTGTCATCACCATCCACCACATAGCGCGACTGAACTGCGCCTTGAGTTTCTTACCTTCGCTAATCGAAGTCCATGCTTGCTCTGCTGCATAAGCAGCTCGCTGGTCTTGGTCTTCAGACGATGCAGGAACAGCACGAGCACTAGGAGTCTGCGACAAAAGCTTCGACAGTTCCCAGCGCGAATATGCTCGAATACGGTTTACCGTCTTCTGCTGGTGGTAGTACGGTTTCTTAGGAGTAAACATCTTGTCGCGGAACTGACTCGGAAATGCCGAACGAGTCTGCTCAATCCACTGCTGACCATAGAACATTGACATATTCTGGTACCACTGCATCTGCTTCTGGCTGCGATTTTGCTTAGCCTTGTTCCACTCTTCCTGCACCCAAGCAGTCAGAGCGGCAGCTTCTTTGCTTTCGCGGAACTTCGTAAGGTCAATTCCGCTATTGGGAAGCTCAGTTACCTGTGAATTCGGGGTCGATTCCAGTGAGCTCTGCAAGAAGGGCTCGGGTGTCTTCGGCATTTACTTCCCCTTCAACGGAAAGATTCGGATTACGCTCGGAAATACGCTGGGCTTCTCCCTCATCTGAGGGGTCAAAGTCCTGATATCCATCATAACCTGTAGGCAGACTCATCGCCTGAATCTGCTGAAACGCGAGCGGGTCGCTTGCGGCTACCAGTGCTTGCGATTTTTCGTTCAAAGTCACCAGCATTTTCATCTGCTTTGAGTGCTCCAGCTGCATCTCGTGAATCTGTTTTGAGTGCTCCGACTGCATCTTGTGAATCTGCTTCTGCTTCTGAAGCTCCTGCAGAGTCAATAGCGTCCAGGATGCTAGGACCAACACGGTCAGCAAGACGGCTGAGTACATCTCCATAATTCTCCTTGAGTGCATCAGAGTAGCCCTTGTCGTACCACTCTTTTTCTTTGAGTTCAACGGAGGCCGATTTGCCTTCGTCGAGGATACCTGCAACACGAGCCATTTCTCGTAAAACTTCTAGCGACAAGTAGATTCGTCCACGTTCAATGTGCATCCGTCCAACATCAACACCAGTGTCGATAAACGGACCTTCAGCTGTCTTGCTAATCCAGCAGTGACCGGGGCTAAGAATCGGTGTTTTTACTAGACTGAAACGACTTGTCATGACTCTCCTTAGTTGTAGTCTCCGTATTCGGTCACTGTTACCCATTTGGTATCAATGTCTTCTACGAAAGTAACGTTGGGGTCATTCTGCATCCGTAGAAGTAACTCCTCGTATCTTAGCGTAGTCGGGGGAGCTTTTTGAGCTTCTACGCTAAAAGGAGTCAGGTCAGGTCGTGTAGTTGCAAAATATCGGGCGGAATCAAAAGCGTGGTCATCCTTCTTATGGACAACTTCTTGCTTATTCATTTCATAAGCAGTCTTATCTGAGCTATAAGTACCCCAGCGAAGCTTTTTCATTTCTCGGAGAAAATTAGTGCAGTTTCGAGAAATAACCCATTTAGGTCGATTTTCTCCCCAATGGCTATCATCCCTAAATCGAAAATATGCTTGCATCTTTTCGACACCAACCATGACATCATGAGGAATTCCCTCTACATTGATGTAAACACCATGGAGGGCGTATTCCTGGAGAATACTTGTACCAGTAATTCCACTACGTTGCTTCATAGCAGGGTCGCCCATACGCTCAACGTCATCAGGACTTCGACTCCATGACAACTCTCGTTGCTTCACGATTGATGCATGCTCCGACACAATCATGTTTGTTTGGTAGTGCTCTGCAAATGTAACGATGTCTCCCTGAGGAGAGACTGCATGCCAAAGCCATGCTGTCGGATTATTCAATCCATGGTCTACCGATGCGTAAATAGCCCAATTACGAGGTACATCAGCAGGACCAAAATCCACAACATGTCTCTCGAAATCAGAGTTGAAAGTAGGGAACACCAGACCCGAGCGAGCCACGAACGAACCTTTTTCACGAATGTCTCGTTCTTCTTTGTCCATACCCATCATGTAGAAATTCATGTCGTCTACATCTGCTTGGATATACGGATTCTGCTCTGCCGACAGAGTGAATGTATCGATTCCGATTTCGGGATTGTTGGTAGCAGGTTCCCATAGGAGGTCGAAGGTCCATCCCATGCCTTTCGTCGGTGTTGCAGCGATGACCCAAAATCCGTTGTAGTCAATAAGGCGCATCATTGATTCATTGAAAATGTGCTGAGGAGGCTCCTCATCGAAGAAAATTCCGTGGCGGGGAACACCACCAAGCTTCATCATGTCCATACCCCAGGTCACAAAGTCAATCGTGGACCCATTGGCAAAAGTCAGAATGTAGTTGGAACTATCCCAGCTCTTGTCCCAGCTTCCATCTTTGAGGTAAGACTTGGGAATCCATCGCTGCATCTTCGGCAGGATTATCTGCTCAATACCTTTAGCCACATCAACTACGACAAAGCGAAGCTGAACTGGTCCATTTCCCCACTCTTCAGGGCGTTTGAGGTATGGATGGCTATTGGTTGCCCACCAAATTGATTCGACAACTTCAGCATCGGTCTTGCCTCCACGGTTTCCACCAGAGACAAATCGTCCACGAGCCGATGATTTATGAAATCTCAGTTGCTCGGGGTAATCCTTTTCGCCGTAATTGAGAATATTCGGCTTATGTATACTCTGGTCGAGCTCATAAAGGGCAAGCTTGATGAGTTCTTCAGCCGTAGGCTGTTGCTTAGTAGCCACGCTACTAGCGTACCTTACTCGTCAGAGATGCTTGTGTTTGCTGCGGGCATGATGTTGAGTACTGCGGTAGCTACTCCAAGCCAAAGAGCCAACTGTTCAGCATTGATAAGGCCATAACCAGCTACAACCGCACCAATAGCGACAAGAATTCGATAGATGTATCCACGAGTTTTTTCCGAAGGCATGATTCTCCTAGACGATGAAAAGGGCAGGGTTGACGGGAACGTAAACTTTTCCAACTCGTTTACGAAGTTCAAAGTGGAGATGGTCGCCAGTGGCTACACCAGTTTGCCCAGAAATAAATACATGGTCTCCATCGTTGACTCGCTTACCGACAGTAAGCGTGGATGCATGGCTTCCGTGGGCGTAGAAAGTCTGCCAGAAACGAATTCCTTTGGCAGTTACTTCTGCGTGACGAACACAGATGTAATGCCCGTATCCATTCGGGTCATATCCCTTGGCAACAACTTTGCCTTTTCGAGCAATGCTGACTTGAAATTTTCCTCCAAAGTCAATTCCATGATGAAAAGTACTTGCTCCAGCAGTGGGGGCCTTACGAGGCCCATACGGAGAAGTAATATGAATGATTCGCGGAGCGGGACGGCTAATTTCCATACTAAGAGAGTATCACTATGTCTTGATGATGTACTGCATAGAAATGTAAGCAGGAAGTGTGCTACCGCTGTCGGTAGAACCGCCAAGACCTACAGCGTTAGTACCAGAAGTAGAGTCAGCTCCACCAGTTCCAGTAACCGAATCTGTAGCCGTCCATGAAGTTGCAGTAACTTCTTGGGCAATAGTTCGGTTGTTAGCACGTCGAGTTTTTGCCCAACCACTATTGGACAACGTATGTGAGTGAGTATCTGAACCACCTGTTGCTCCAGATGAAGTAGCTCCTCGGGGAAACTTACTTACAAGATTGGGCAAGTTGAAGGTAGTAGAACCATTCCCTGCTCCATAAGTAGTACCAATAGCCGTAAACAACGTGGCATAAGTAGTACGAGATACTGCCGTACCATCACAAAGAAGCCATCCAGTAGGCAAAGTCGCACTACCAGCCCACATCTGTACAACACCTGTGGGTTGAAATCGGGAATCAGCTGTAGCAGCTTTGGCTGCAAGGTCTGATACAAGGTTTGTTACTTGTGACTCGGCAATAGTTATTGCTGATTGCGGTTTATTTTCCCAGAGTGTGTTACCGCTATTGCGGATAAGGACATCTCCAGTAGCTACTGAAGTAATAGATACATCGTGTAGCTCATCAAGCTCGAATCCATTTTGGGGACGAATAAAAATTTCGCCGTTACTATTGTTGCTTCGAGTAACAACACCAATGTAGACAAGATGCGCGGGCGCTGTCGGTTTGCCTGAAAGTCCATAAATCAAGTTACCTGTAGTACCAAGCCATACAGGGTCTCCTGCAGTACCTGCTGAAGTATCAAATCCAGCAAGAGCGCCAAAAGTAGTTACCCAACCAAATTGGTTAGCCGACAGGGCCTGAGAAGCAAGTCCGAGTGTTTTGCTTGAAGTAGATTCAGCACCATTACCAGCGAGGCCAATGATGATGTTGGTTCCATCTGCTGAAGTAATGTATACAGGTTGGCCCTTGCTAATTGAGGTCGAGCCATTCTTGACATACAGTTGCTGGGGTCCACCCTGCATAACAAACGTAGATGTATCAATGGACATCGTAGAAGTTCCGCTATTCCAAGCAAGAGGACTTGTTGCATAAAGACTAGGCGGAGGAGTATTTACCCATTGCGTGTCGTAATTGGTATTACTTGCTTTAGCGAGAATTTGACCAGTAGTACCACCAGTTTGTACGCCAGGACCAGTCGCCCCTGTAGCCCCAGTTGCTCCAGTAGCGCCTGTTGCTCCAGTCGGACCAGTAGCGCCAGTCGGACCAGTTGCTCCTTGAGGAACAGTGAAATTGAATACTGCGGCACTTGAGGTACCAGAGTTGGTTACGGAAGCACTTGTACCTGCTGCTCCAGTTGTAGTAGTTCCAACAGCAACTGTGGCTGCTGCTCCATCGGCTCCAGTTGACCCAGTTGCACCTGTTGCTCCAGTGGCACCTGTATCGCCACGAGGGATAGTGAAGTTGAATGTAGCCGCAGAGGAAGTGCCGCTATTTGTTACTGAAGCAGAGGTACCAGCCGCGCCAGTGGTAGTCGTTCCTACTGCAATAGTTGCTGCGCTACCAGTTGCTCCAGTCGGTCCCGTAGGCCCTGTTGCTCCTGTAGGGCCAGTAGCACCTGTTGCCCCTGTTGCTCCAGTTGCACCAGTAGGGCCCGTTGCGCCCGTAAGTTCAACGATTGTAATTTTTACAATGTCGTAAAGAAGAGTTGAGGGACTAGCCACATTTTGATTGATGCTGTAAGTATGTGTGCCAGCTACGGGAGTATCAATAAAACTAAACGCAAACGGAGTATCCGCATCAGCTACAGTTCCATCAACAAAAAATTCTTCACCGACAGATGAGGTAGTACCTGATGTAGTTCTTAGTGCTTGAATTGAGTTGTTTCGATATCCAGCGGAAGGAACAGAACCTACAGAGAAATCTCCACTAGCGATAACCAATACAGGATATCCGCTAGTTGTAATGCTCTTAGACACCAAAGAATATGGAGCACTACCAGTACCTCCAGGAACGGTTACAGCCGTTGCTTGATTCTGGGCATAGTTCATTGCTCCAGAGGCAGATGAAGGCGATGCCCAACTATAAGTTCCATCGCCGTTACTTTTGAAGTAAAGACCGTTTGTCCCAACTCCAGGAAATCCAGTAATAGCAGTAAGTTTGTGCGTGTGGTCGCCAGCTGCTGCTTGATACGGACCAAATCCAAGAGTATGGTGCTGTGACTCAAGTCGATTATCAACGTCACTATTTGTATGAAAATCGTTTACTTCAGCAGGACTGGGCTTACTCGTGTATGACGAGCCAGAACCAGTGCCAGTGAAGTCATTGAGTGACATACGGCAAGTTTACTTGATAGAGGCAGGGTCTAGCGTTTTGATTCCTGCATCTTCGTAAACTTTACGAGCCCCAGCATCGTTGTCGATTGCCAAAGTTACTCCACGAAGTTTATGGGCCATTTCGGCTTTGAATTTATTGGAATCCCGAGTCGAGTAAGGATTCATGTAGAGATGCGAGTATCGAATACCTGCTTTACGCAATGCAGTTTCAGTTGCACGTCGCTGAGATTCCATTCGACCAGTCACCATGTAGACGACAGTATGGAGTCCATTTACATAGTCGATTGTCTTCTGGATGGGATAGATTCCCTTCCGAAGAACAGTGTCGTCAATGTCAAGAATTACTGACATGACTCACACTGTAGCAAATCCATGGGGTCCATAGGGATTGAGTAGTCGCCAATTCGGTCTTTGTTCTCGATGTCCATTTGGATATTGTATTACACGATTTTGGGGTCTGACCAGAGATTATCGCGTGTCTGAAAAGTAAGCATACCTGAGGTACTCCACTCACCTTTCATATTGGTAAACCATGAAGAACCACGGTCACTTGAGGGGCCGACAAATACCCAGCGAGCATCTCCTGATTGATACATACGGAAACTATGCCAGTGACCAGAAATAAGAATTCGAGCCCGCGCTGTCGGCATATTGCCGTGCGACTGGCCTTTCCACCATTCACCAACTTTGTCAGCACTCCCTGCTTGGTGTCCATGGACTACACCAATCTGGCTTCCGCTGGCTTCAAAAATAAGGGAATCGTGATACAAGTCAGGCTTGATTACTTCAATTTCTGTTGCAGAAGCAATCATGTCAGCAAGAGCAATTCCCCAGTCATCATGGACGTCACCTTCAGGTGACTTGATTCCTACTCGACTAGCTCCATGATTAGATGGCACTGCTACATATCTGACAGGTGCTACTTTCGACAAAATCTGGATTCCAGTAAGCATCAACTCAAATGCTTGAGCTACTTGCATAGGAAGTGACAAACTGTTGGTACTTCGTTGACTAGAGACATTCCAAATGTTCTCAATCGGGTCTCCAGCATCGACAATAACAATTTCGCAGTTGTCGTTATGCCTAGCCTCTTCTGCTGCTCGATGGAATGACCTCAACACCTGACTGATGGTGTCTTCGTGATTGCCATTCCAGTCTTTTTTCCCAAGCTGAAGGTCAGTAGGAACTAATACGAGAGAGGCACCTTTGCCTTTATGCTCATCATGAACATAAACAAAAGTATCCAGAATTCTTTTGAAATCAGCAGGGTCTACGACAAAGGTGGTGTCTTTGGGCTTGCGCTTACCGCTGACTTTGAATGAGTGCAGCATACGAAGCCCATTTGCTTTTGAGAACTGTTCCCACTCTGAGAATCTCCACTGATAATCCCACTCATCAGGATTCAATCCTTTGGCTTTGATGAAGTCTTCTACATCATTGGTAGTCAGTTCTTTTTCAGAAGATTTACTTGTGCCATCAAATTCATCATTGCCAATATTCCATGAGTAGCCAGTTGATTCGACAAGTTCCTCAATTACTCGGCCTTGTTCGCCATGTTTCTTATGACGTCGAATTGCTGCGTCGCTGACACCGATTTCTGCCGCAAGAGCTCGGTTACTTTTTGTAAGGTCAAGACGTTTGCCGTTGGCGTTTTCCCATTGGCAGGTATTACAAACTATCGAAGGCATATACCTGAGTCTAGGTCAAATCAACCCAAGAAGTGCCGTTCCATATCTTCGCGGTAGTCAAATCTTTCCATGCGGCACCATCCCAGCGCTTTGCGGTAGTCCCATACGCCCAAGCAGACCCATTCCAAATTTTTCCTCCAGCGGGAATGAATACTGAGGTACTTGTCGTAGAGCCAGAGTTTCCTGACGGTGCTGCTGCGTAGACTCGGAATTTACACGTTGCTGCGGGAGTCAGATTGGTATAGGTATACGTCTGAGTAGTCATCAATACTGCGGTAGTCCAAGTGGCTCCATTGTCCAGTGAACTTTGTGCGTAGTACCCAGTAATTCCTGACCCAGTTGCATTTCCAGCTGTAACTAAAACATCTCGACCAGTACGAACTGCTGTAATTGTGGCGGGTGCACCAATACTTTCTTGCGTCGCACTCCAAGCCCCAACTCCATTGGTTCCAGCTGCAGTGCGGATTCGTGTTTGGTAAAAATAGCGTTGAGTTGCAGTAAGACCAGTAATGTCAATCGTGGCGTCAGTACCCATTGAGGTGGCAGTACCCCAAGTAGTTCCATCAGTACTTTGCTGATATTCATAGTCAGTAATTGTGGCAGTTGTTCCACTTGTTCCTGATACAACATTGACACCTGTACCATCTATGTTACGCACTAAGGTTGGTGCAGTAGCAGGAGCTCCAGGAAGTACAGTCAGCGTCAACTGTTTCGGGCTACCACTCGTTCCGACAGTTGCGCTTCCAAGAACAACTGTGCCTACGTTTCCACGAGCAGTGGCAGTTCCAGCGCCATTTGTTCCATGTGTAATCGTTTTGGTAACGCTACGAAGTACTTGTGTCGAGCGGTCAGTTCGATAGTCAAACGTAAAGTTACCTGTATACGTTGAACCTTCAAACGTCATGCTGTAATCGTTGTCGCCTGAGACGCTACTCCAGCTTCCGCTGGTACTCGACGGATTGATTTGAAGGGTGGCCTTCACACTTGACGTATTTGCTACGGAATCATACGACAGTTCCGTGAGCACAAGTTCGAGTGCGTGGTCTGTCCGTATACTGAAGCTATCGGACCACGTTGCCATTAGGCTCCCCAGAACCAGAGGTCATTGACCGCGTTTGCGGTAGGCGTCCCACTCTGGACAAAAATAGTAACGGGCGGCGACACCATCAACCACGCACTGCCACTCCAGACGTAACTCAGTCGGGTGTTTGTTTCGTAAATCTGCTTACCCGTAAACGGCGAAGCGGGACGGGTGCTGGAAGTGCATACAGTAATGCCGATAGCAGCATCAATCTTGTCAAAGTTGTCGTTGAGCTTGTCGATGTCGGCAGTCTCGTCAGGCGTGTTCGTCCCATAGGAACCACCGCCAGGCTTGTACAGGGCAAGCTTGCTTGTTGACTGGGCCATTACGCCTCCAAAGTTTTAGGGGAACCCACTTCGCCTATTGTACTGGCATAAAGTGAAATGTCCGTGAGAATAGCTTTCCGCACCTCAGGGTCTTTCACATGGGTGGTAATGGCTTCGACAATCTTCATAATTATGACGCGAGCATCCTCAAGGCTTTGCTGTGCAGGGTTCCACTCATTTGTAATCGCAAATACCAATTCAATGGCTTTGTGGTCGCCGCTCTCAGCGTTGCTAATCAAGCGGTTTCGCAAAGCGGGCAATGCTTCACGGTAAGCGTTCTGACTGTGCTTGTTGTAAATCTCAAAAAACAACGGCTGCTTGAGCCACGCCTGGAACCGAGGCATCGGTACACCAAGCTCTTTCAACTTGGTCGACAGTGCCCGCTTATCAAACGGGTCAGACAACTTCAGCAGCGTAGTCTGCTGTTCCATGGTGAGAATGTGCTTCTCGGGGTCAAAAGAAATACCTCGATATTCCAACGCCTCTTTGAACGCATCCGTCAAAAATAAGGCTGAAATTTTACGCTTTTCCATGCTCGGCAAAAACTTCGCCAAGTCATCAATGTTCGGTACGGCACCGCCGACACGGTAGTAAGTGTCAAATGCCATCACCGCATTGCGGAACGCAAGGTCAGTGAACCCTGTCGGGGTGGCAATCTGCTTGAACTTTCCAGCGGGACTTGTTACTTCAATTCCGCCGTCAAACATTTCAACGTCATTTACCACGACGACTCGCATCAATTATCAGCACGATAAGGCCGCTTACTGCCAAGCCCGCAAACGTTACCAAATCCAAGAAAGTCACTTGGTCTCTCCCTTCAAAAAGCCCATCAGTTTTTCCCGAGCAATGTATGGCCCAAAGAAATCAAACGCAATCGGTGCTTCCTCAATCTCTTTGAGAATCAGCTCACGTTCTGCTTTGCGAGCCTTGGAACATCCAGCACATTGGCAACTCCACACTAAAGTTGCTCCTGCACCCACTGGGCTTGTGCTTCGCACAACTTGGTGCAGTCGAAGCCCATTTCCTCAAATGCCTGGGATAGTTCTTTCGGCATCGAAATCGTCTGCCCGCGCATGTAGCGGTTTAGCGTAGCGGGCTGTACCTTCAGCGTCTTACAGAAACGCTGAATCGAACCTGCCACCGTCCGAGCGAAAACCTCCATCGGACTTTGTTCTCCCACTGCACGGTGTTCCGTCGGATAGTTCGTCGTGTCAATGTTCTTCCTCTCAGCGGTACGCCACTTACTGTATGCGACAGCCAAGCTTTCCGTGCCGAATTCCTCATTGAGAATTGCCCGCGCATCAATCCCGCGATTAGCGCACTCTCTCCCTAGGGCTATGTTTTGTCGGTCACTCACGCTGGTGTAAATCCCCGCTTCGAGGTACACCATCGTCATCTTGCCAAAATCGTTGCGCTCACAAAACGCTTTTTGCGTCAAGCCGCACAGCTCACGCAACCGTGTATACGGGTTTTTCATAACTTCCTTTCAGAAGTGGGGAGGGGGCTCACAGGCGGCATCGAACCTATGTAGGAGAAGCCCGCACCTCCCCACTCGTCTACAGCTGCTTGAGAAGGTCCTTCAAGTCAGCAAGTTTGATTTCCGCAATAACCAATGCGGGTTCGCCAACCCAACCAACGGGCATCAAGGCAATGGTGCCGTGGGCCTCATCGCGAATGGCGACAAAATGCTCTGACGTAGAGTACTGCGCTTTCGCCACTGCTTCTTTGAGCAACGGCTGTTCTTCGCTAAAGCTGCCTGAGGTTGTACTCGTCTGAACCTTGTCGGACGGCTTTGATTCGGTCTTTTTTACTTCGGACACTTTTTTCCTTCTTGTTGTTACGGACGGTAATTCGATATTCAGCCAAGAACATCGAATTGGATACAACCGACAGGGAGTCCCCGTCATAGACAAGCCAATCGCCAATAGTCATCTCAAGCGGCTTCTCAACAGGGTGAAACGAAAGCACTCCCATTGCGAGGTCAAAATGCAGCAACTCCAATTCGCCATCACTGTTGAACGAATCGGGCTTGATTACACCGAGATAAAAGCTCGAAAGTACATCAATGCTTTCCTCACCTGTCAGCTGGACAGCAAGCACTGTCGTCCGTTTACGGATAACGTGCAGGATGGGGTTAGCGTACTGTACCTTCTTGCGTGGCTTCATCACACGGATAGCGTACCACGGGTTTCGAAATATTCGAGCCGAGTTACCCCTAATAGGGGAATCAAATGGATTTTCCGCGTACAACATCATTGTCACTATTGGTATATCGGCACTGAGCCCGAACGAAGAGCGGGGCACCGCTCCTGATAACTCCACAGAGACTAAGACACTAAAGACCTAGCCAGAGTGGCTAGGCAACTAACCAAGATAGGAGTTGTCCTAATGGATAACGAACCAACAACGCCAGAACCAACTGGCACACCTGAGCGGGAGGTTACGCCCGCACCAACTGGCTATGAGATGGACGGCACCACGCTGCTGCTCCGCACTAGCGACCAGGTACTTGTCATCGGGGACACCATGGCAGAACTCAATCGCCAGTGGGCACAACTCGCAACGTGCCGTGACACCATCTCCGCACTCCAGCGCGAGGTAGCTGACCTTCGATTCGAGCAGATTGACGGCTCGGATGCCCGACTCTCGGACTTCTGGGAGAAGGCTCAGAAGTTGGCAGATGACGCGAACCACTGCGAGGTCTTCGACCAGATTGCCGAGGCGCTCGGAGGACCGCGCCGATACCGCGACTACGAGGTGCGGGTCACGTTCATGGTGACGCTCCCCGTCACCTACACGGTCAGCGTTCAGGCAACTGACGATGACGAGGCAATTAGCGAGGCTGAGGAAATCATCAACGACATGGACACCTCAGAGTTCGAGGACTACGCCTCATGGTATGACGCCGAGGTTGACGGCTACGGGATGTCCAGCGAAATCTGCTAGGGCAATCGGGCGGGGGAGCAATCCCCCGCCCCACACCATCATGACGAAATTCCAAAACATCATCGGATTCATCGCGTTCACTGGCCCCTTGTGGGTACCGCCCATGTTGGCGTTCATCTTCCGCCCGTAAGGTCGGGAGCCCTAGTCCCTTCGATTGAGAGGAGGTGATGTAATGCTCGTTTGCCCAGCATGCGGGTGCCACGTCTTCGGGCGAGGTGCCACGGTATGCCCATCATGTGATGAGCCATTACCAATCGGCCCGAGGTCCCTACTGAGAAATCAGATGGGGCCTCGGGCCTTTTTCAATTCATCTGGAATCAAATGGACGAACTGCCAGTCCGCTTGCGCGTAACTTTTGAAATGTCGGCAATCCCGCCGACACCAAACAGAAAGGCTCTCATGTACGAGAACCCAACCCCCGATGACCGCGAGGCGGTCGTCACGAGCGAGGCTCAGGTCATCGCGGAAATGACCGAACAGGTCGCCACGCTCACCGAGCGAATCCGCGTCCTGACCGAACAGAGCCAGCGCCAGATTAGCGCCGACGACTACCGTCTCGCGGACATGTGGGCACGAGCGGGAGAGATTGCCGACCGTGCGGGTCACTGTAAGGTCTATGACGACCTCGTTTCTGAATTGGGTGGTATTCCGCGCGAGCGCGAGTACTTCGTGACATTCTGGGCTCGCCAGACCGTCACCGTCACGGTCGGTCACAACGAGGACGCTGCCGAAATTGCCGAAGAATATCTCAACGATGGCGATTGGGAAATCCAGAACCAGCACACCGAGGTCGAAGAAAACTAATGTCGACCCATCCCGAGTGGCTCCCTCGCAAGAGGGAGCCACCATTTTTGCCCGCCGGGGGTCTGGAATCAAGATGGACAAACAGACAGGTCGCGCGAAGCCCGCTCCGCAGACAGACCGACCGCTTGACCGACCGACAGTGTTCCGCGTGTGAATTTGAATTTGGGAATTATTCGCGGGAAAAATTGGCGTGTGAATTTGAATTTGAAATTGAAGCGATTTACCCCTATATCCGTCTCAAGCCTTGCCCTAATTCCACTTCGCTCCACTGACCGACCTATCGCCGTGACTGTCCTCGACATGATTACGCGAGCCCGCCCGCCCCGAGCCCGCCCGTAGGGCGTGGGGCTCGTGGGCAGGGCTCGTACCTAAATACAGAAAGAGCGTTTCCCCCGTTCTTTCTTCTTATCGGGGGATACGCTCCTTGATGGAGCGTACCCCCGAT